CTGCAAGCATGGTCTCATTAAAATGTATTGTAACCTTTTCCCAAGCCATTCTCTAAGCTCCTTAAACTGTTGCGAATGTAAATGCGCCAGAATTTTCTAATGTTACAGTATATGTGACCTCACCGTTATGCTCACCTGCATATTCTAACGATGCTACCATAAACTCCCCTGTGTATGTGCCAAAATCTGGAACGATTATTTGAAAGTTATGAAAGTCACTTGCACCAAAAGCACTTCTTAATGTTGCTTCCGATGCTGCGTCTGTAAATACACCAGAACCACTTATTGACATAGATTGAACACCACCGTTTGCCAATAATGCTCTTACGCCAGAACTATCTTTTGTTGTAACGTCTACCGCTTCATCATTCATTGTAAGTGAAGTTGATCTTAAACCACCTATGGTTGTATAAGTATCACCTGCTGCAGCCGCAGTATTATCTGCGCCAATTTTTAATAGTAGGGCTGAACCTTTTTGTGCCGCCATGTCTTTACTCCTTTAGCTGTCAAACACAACGACACGAAATCTCATAACCCCATGCCGTGTTAAATTATCATTTTCCACCAGTGTTGTCGAAAACTCTTGTCGAATATTCACCAGTGAAGCACCTGATACAGTTATATCAGTATTATGCAGGTTTTCATAGACCGATTGCATAATCTCTTTTATCTCACGCAATCCACGATATTGCGACCACACATGAATTGTTTGAGTATGTTGTATTCCATCTAATGTTTTTGTTCCATTATTGGCTGTCGTTTCTTCTCCAATTAAAACATATGGATAAGCTGTACTTTCGTCTGCATTATCAAAAATAGAAACAGATGCACCTGATAAACCAGTTGTATTACCATTCAATTTATTAAATATAGCTTGTTGCAATGGAAACGAATGAAAAGACATTATCTAGAAGCCCTTAATGTAGCAAACATAGCTATTATTTTTGTTCTATTTTCTTCTAATGCAGGTTGTAGAAAAGGCCTTGCACCCATTGTGCTTGTGCCAAATTCTAATGCTTCAGAATAATCCGCACGACTTTCTACACTCGCGCCAAAACCATCTTGATCTATAACCGCATGAATATTGCTTACCAAAAATCCAGTATCGGTATTTGGTGGGTTGCCTTCAGTTGATGCTGTATGTTCCCTTCTGGGGTTATATTTTTGATATGTTCTACCAGCACTACCATGAGCTTGTATTGATTGAACTGCGGTATTTCTAACAAGATTTGCACCCCTACTTATATATGCTCTTGTTTCTGCTGCATATCTTGCCAAAATGGGAACGCTTTTTTTTCTAATAACTCTACCACGAATTTTACTCATGTTGGCACACCTGCTCCTTCTTGTGCCGCAATCTGCATATATTTAAATTCATTGTTTATATTTTTGATGCCTTTAATTGCAAAGGTTCTAGAAAACTGTTCACCTAATCTTGTATGATTTTGTACCAATCTATCTGCATGTGTTAAATCTCTGCGATACCTTATCATAATTACATGACTAGTAACTTCTCGCATTTGGTCTCCGAAAAGATTTTCTTTTGCATCTTTTGGCATAATTTGTGCAAAAACATCTGCAACTTTACTATAAACAACTGTTGATCCACCACCACCGTCAGGTGTTTTTGTATATCTTTGTACTTGCAGCAATTGTCTCATTTTACCGATAGACATCAACTAATCCCTGTTCTTAAAATATTGGCATAGGGATGAACGCCTAAACGCATAATCTTATATGGGGACAATAAGGTGTTTAGTATTTTGGGCAACATGGGAGGAGCATTGCCCTCTTGTTCACCCCTATGTTCATACGCAAAAGTCATATATTGCAACATTGCTAATTTCAAATCGGATGGAACATCACTTCTTGCTGCGCCAAACCCTGCCGTATAATTTATCTCTAAACCGTTTGCAGCCCTAAGATCAGTCGGAAATGTTCCTCCATCCCTAAGATAAATACGTCCAAGATCAGAGACATTATCAACATAATAATTTGATGTAGCCCAAGTAGATTGTGTATCTGAGTCATTATAATAATTTACACTTGTTACTGCGATTACTGGTGAAGCTGCCAATTCTATATAATTAGCATAGGGTCTAGCAAGCACACCTGTTCTCACGCCTTCATATA